CCAGCGCCGATCAGGTGCCCTCGGGCATCAAGCGCTGGATGCTGATGCGCGTGGGTTCCCTGTATCAGCACCGTGAGGAATTCAGCGTGCTGCCTGCCGGACGCATCGACCCGCTGCCGTTTGTTGATGGGCTGCTCGATCCGTACCGGGTCGTCACGATTTAGGAATGCCCCATGACCACCCGTGTATCGGCAGGACGGCTGGACCGTCGCATCACCCTGCAGCAAAAGACCGCTGCACGCGGTGCGCTCGGCGGCCATCAGGAAGTGTGGAGCAATCTGGCCATGGTCTGGGCCGAAGTGCGTGATTTGTCCGGTCGCGAAATCTTCAATGCCAAGGCGGTCGGCAGTGCCGCCACCCGCGTCGTGACCATCCGTTATCGGGCTGACGTTAAAGCCGACCATCGCGTGTTGCTCGGCAACGGCATCAAGCTGCGCATCGAATGGCTGCGCCGCATCGAGCGTCACGAAACCCTTGAACTGTATTGTCTGGAAATCGATGAGTGACATCCCGATCAAGGGGCTGGATGCATTGCAGAAGCTGCTCGACGAGTTGCCTGCACGCATCGAAGCCAATGTGGTCCGGGGCGGCGTGCGCGCCGGTGCCCGCGTAATCGCCAACGAGGCCAAGCGGCTCTGCCCCGTGGGCGGCGTATCCGGCAGCCTGCGCAAAGGAGAACAGCCCGGCGCACTGCGTGACTCGATCCGGGTGTCGGCCAAATCCTCGAAGGGCCGCATCACGGCCACCATCAAGGCAGGCGGCAAAAACGAGGTGTTCTATGCCGGAATGGTGGAGTTCGGCACTGCACGCCACCTGATCAAGACGAAGAACCGTAAGAGTCTGTCGGTGGGTGGCGATCCGCGCGAGGCCGTCCAGCATCCCGGTGCGAAAAAGAAGCCTTTCATGCGACCAGCTTTGGATGCCAAGGCGCAGGATGCCGTGGAAACCATGGCCGACTATGCGCGCAACCGGCTGCCAGATGAGATCGCCAAGCTCAAATGAAAGCCGAAACCGTCATCAAGACCTTGTTGGAATCTGCCGTACCGGTGGTGCAACTGGCCGGTCAGCGTGTCTATCTGGATGCGCGACCGGAAGCCGATCCGCTGCCTGCCGTGGTGTTCGAACTGATCAGCAACCGGCATGACCAGCCTGCATTTCCGGGCATGGGCAGCGAACTTTCCACCGCGCGCATTCAGGTCAACTGTCTGGCGCGCACGGCGGAAGAAGCCGTTGCATTGCGGGAAGCCGTGCGCACCGCCTGCCATGTGCAGTCCGGTGTGATCGGCGGTGTGTCGGTCATGGCGAATCTGGCCGACATCTCAGGCCCGGACAGCTACGACCCACTGGTCGACATCTACACCAAACCCATCGATTTCTTTTTGCGCTACCTGCGCTAACCGGAGTAACCCCATGGCCAAAACTGACCCTGCCGCAGCGGCTGCTGCACCGATCGACTCGTCCGCAGAAATTGAAATCTGGTTCGCCGACCTGCTGGCAAGCCTGCCGCTGCTGCGCGAGACCGAGAACTACAACCGGCTGCGAGAAGCCTGCGACGACCTCAAGTCGCGCCTGCAACCCGCAACAACCACCCCCATCGTTTAACTGAGGAGACATCATGAGTCTGACCTTCGGCAGCGGATTCCTGTACGGGATCAACACCAATGCCAACTCCACGCCGATCAAGCTCGGCAAACTGCAGGACGTATCGTTCGACTTCTCCTTCACGCTGAAGGAACTGCGCGGGCAGAACCAGTTTCCGCTGGATGTACGGCGCGGCTCGGGCAAGCTGACCGGCAAGGCGAAGTTCGCCGAGCTTTCCGGGCGCGCGTTGAATGACCTATTTTTTAGTGGCACGTCGGCCACCGGCCTGCTCCTGTCGGCAGTCAACGAAGTCGGCACGGTCACCACGGCTACCGTGACGGTTGCCAATGCCGCCAACTTCGACACCGATCTGGGCGTGGTGTATGCCGCAACCGGCTTGCCGCTCACCAAAGTGGCGAGCGCACCGGCTGCCGGTCAGTACAGCGTGTCTGCAACCGGCGTGTACACCTTCAACACCGCCGACAACACCAAGCAGGTGCTGATCGACTATCTGTACAACGCGACTACCGGTGGCTCGAAGATCACGCTGGGCAATGCGCTGATGGGCAATACGCCAACCTTCATGGGCGTGTTCACCGCCCAGGTCGGCGGCAAGACCAATACCCTGAAACTCAACGCCTGCACCTCGTCGAAACTGGCGCTGGCAACCAAGCTGGAGGACTACACCATCCCGGAACTGGATTTTACGGCGATGGCGGATACCACCGGCTCCCTTGGCATCTTCTCTGTGGCGGATTAATCATGATCAACGGAAAAACCATCACCCTGTCCGGGCGCGAGTTCGTCGCTCCTCCAGTCAACTGGGCCACCTTCAAGCAGTTCAAGTTGGAGTTCGCGCAAATCCAGCAAGGCACGTGGACACCCGACTTCGATGTCATGGGCTCCATCATCCTGCAGGCGTTGCAGCGCAACTATCCGGAGCTGACCGAGGCGGAACTGGGCAAGTTGCTCGACATCGCCAACATCGGCATAGCCTTCTCGGCGGTCATGAATGCCAGCGGCTTCGAGGATCGCATACCGGGGGAAGCACAGGCGGCAGTGAGCCCATCGACTGGGACGAACTGACCGCCCATATCACCATGTGCACGGGCTGGTCGTGGGACACCATCGACCGGGAAATGGACCTGATTCGCTTTGCCGCGATGAGCCGCTACTGGGATCGGCATCCGCCGCTGCACCTCATGGTGCAAAGTTATCTGGGCATCAAACCGGTCATCCGTAACACCACCCCGAGCAAGCCGGAAGCGGCCAACACCGACAACGACCTGCAGGAATTCGTGCAACTTTTCACCGCCGCTGGCGGCACCCTCAGCTAGAGAACTCTCATGTCCACCACCATCGGCACACTCGAAATCGAGATGGCAGCGAATATCGCCCGTCTGTCAGCCGATCTGGGTGCCGCGCGCGCCGAGGTCAACAAGACGATGGGCGACATCCAGCGTTCGGTGGCCAGCATGCAGGAAGGCATCCAGTCCGGCATGGGCGGTGTCACGGCAGCGTTTGGCAAGGTCAATATCGCCATTGCTGCCGTGACCACAGCCTTGGCCGGAGGCGCTGCCTTCAAGAGTGCGGTCGAGGAAACGGTAAACATGACCAAGGAAGCCAATGCTCTGGGCAAGTCCCTTGGCATCTCGGCGACCGAAGCCTCGGTGCTCAACATCGCACTGGGCGACATCTATCAGTCGTCCGACACCATGCTTGCCGCCAACAAGGCGCTGACCAAGCAGCTGATCGGCAACGAAGGCGCGTTCAAGGAACTGGGTGTCGCCACCCGCGATCAGAACGGCCACTACCGCAACAGCCTGGACATCATGCTGGAGGTCAACCAGCGCCTGCTTGGTTTCCGCGAGGGTACTGACCGCAACATTGAAGGCATGAAGGTGTACGGAAAGGCATGGAATGATGTGTCCGGCATCCTCAAGCTCAACACCGACCTGATGGAAGCATCCCGCGCCAAGGCGCGCGAACTGGGCCTCATGGTCGGCGCAGAAAACGTCGAGGCCACCGCCCGCTACCGCGCCGCGATGAACGATGTTGGTGATGTCGTATCCGCCGTGCGCAAAACCATCGGCGACGCCATGCTGCCGAAGCTGACCGAGATGGCGAACTGGTTCGCCAATGTCGGGCCGCAGGCGGTGGAAGTGATGCGCACCGTGATGCAAAGCTGGCTCAGCCTATCGACCAGCATCGGTGATGCGGTCAAGGCGGCCTGGACTGCGGTGTCCGATGTGTTCTCTGTCGTGGTCGATGCCGTCAAAGGCGCACTGGGCGATGGCAGTCCCTCGATTTCCGGCATGCAGTTGTTCAAGAACATGTGCGCCGTAGTCGAGATCGCCGTCATCACCCTGCGCGCTGGATTCGAGGAATCGTTTGCCGCCATTGCACTGGCCGTCGAATTGGTGGTGATCGGCATCAAGCAGTTCGCCCAGATTGCCTCGGCTGCCTTCCGGCTGGATTGGGAAGGCGTGAAACAGGCATGGCACGAAGGATCGACTGCTGCCGCCGAAGCTGTCGAGCGCAACATGAAGCGCATGACCGATGCGGCCCAAAAAGCCCGGCAGGACATCGACAACGCGGTCACCCGCGCCTATGCCCAGCCTGCGCCGGTCACGCCCACCGAAGCGAAGACTGGTGGCAATACG